CGATGGATTTTTCGTCATTCATAGTTACAAAATTTGTATTAGATACCTGAAGGTATAAATATACATTTTATAAAGATATAAATACTAACAACATTTTAAAGATTGCACTTTGTGCTTTTATCTTCACATACGTAATACCTATCCATAACTGGTTAGTGTATCATATTATTAGTGTTCAATTTTATTTAAATTTCCACTTGCGAAAATTAAAGATTACATCATTAATGACGTATGTCATCTTCAAAAATAAGTCTTTTAACTACTTCGAAAGAAGGTTATGTTCTTATTCTGATAAATCAGAAGGAACAGACAGATCAAACTCTATATCTAATAATCAACCTAAGGGTAAACCCAAAGGTAAAATAAAAGTTAGAAAATCTAATGTGATCAAAAGATCTACATTAGAGCTGAATGACTGACAAAAAACTATCGGTATTAAACTTTTAAGTTTAAAAAATGGTAATCAAATTTTTCCAAAGGGCTTAATAGCTTTATCTGAAAAAGATGTTGATGTTCTTGCCGGAGTTCTAGAAACTAGAATTCCAGTAAAATTTAAATGTCACTATGATATAGTCTTAATCAAAACTGCAATAATTGAAAATATCAAGTTCTTTAATGAACTTGTAATCAATAATAATGTTACGAAGGGTCCTTCCATCTATAAAAGTACATGGACTTCTGTCCTGACTAATTTTCGAGGTGGAGATTTTGAGCAAGTAAAAGGAGTAAGTTATTCACAATTTAATAGAATACCATCAAAGCTTAATAGCTTAAATAAGTTCTATTTATTAATAAAAACACAAGGTATCAATAGTGATACACTTTTTGTGTTTCATTTGTTAGAATCCTTATACTCAATTTACAAACTACCTACCGAAATACCGGAATTGAATTTAAATTCAATTACCGATAAATTAACAAAAGATCAGTATGATTACGTTAATAGTATGTCTAAATCTTTCCGTTCATTTCTCAAAGAAAATCCAGTATCGAAAGATATAGCTTTTCAATGAGAAAAAGAATTAGGAAATTTATCGAGGCAATACAAGATTACAAACAAATCAGGTCCAAATGGCAAGGCCACAAAAACTATGATTTTAGATGCTTATGTTTTAAAACATAATGTACCTTTGTTTAATAATTACAAAAAGATGTGTAAACATCTAGATTGTGAATATCTTGTAAAGTCAGTCGAACATTACTCGAATTTATATGAACTTAACAACAACTCTGTTTCTAGTAAAGTAAGCATTATTGCTAAAGTTACTCAAGTCCCTGAAAAGGGAAATAAGAATCGAGTTGTTGCCATACAAAATTTCTGAGTCCAGCAACCAATGAATCTGTTACGTCAATTAATTGACAAGACTATAACAAAACATTACATCAATAATGATGCTTGTTTTATGTACAATCACTTTGGCTCTCTTTTGAAAGCCATTAAATCATACAAGGATACTGGATTTTCAGTTTCATTCGATTTAACGAACGCAACCGATAGAATTCCTAGAATTTATCAGCGTGATGTTTTATCAGCCTACGTAAATCCTAGATTCGCTCAAGATTACTTTGAAATGGTGTCTCTTATAGATTTTACTACCAAAAATGGTGATGTAATTAACTATGAAGTGGGACAACCAATGGGTTCATATGAATCCTTCAATCTCTTCCAGGCGTTTCTACTTGAATTATGACGCTTTTCAGCATATAAAACAGGTAAATCGTTTAAAGTAGAAGAAGTATGTAAATACTTCTCTACAGTTGGAGATGACAACCAAGGGTTTGACCCCGAGTTGGCTGAGTACTGAAGAGGATTTTTGGAAAATTCGGGGTGTGAAATATCTAAAACAAAGACCATTGGAAAAATAAACGGAGTACAGTGATTTACAACATGTTCCTTATTAGGAGCAGTTGATGAAGACGGGAATTCCGTCAATCTTTCACCTATATCTGTTTCACTTTTAAACAATGCCGTTGATGATTTCCGCGAGATACCTTATTTCATTAATGATTTAGTATCTCGTGGTTATACTTTAGATAATATTAGACCTCTTTTTCAAGAAGGAGGTTGTTTTTATAAACAACTCTCCAGATCTAATAAAGAAAATATTACGTATTTACAATTACTGTCTGAATATGCTTATTGTACCTTTGATGGTACAAGACATATAGTTGAATTATTGTCTGATCAACCTAATAGGTTAAAGGACTTAAATTTAACACCTAATATGATGGATGATCTTAAGATCATTTATTTACTTATTAGAGCAGTGGAGTTGGTACGTAACAAAATGACAGATATCGAAACCAAGTATCTCAGAATGTTTCCAGACTTTGATGCTAATGGTAATGATGTCAACAAATGGCATGC